AAACCTTGAAAAACAACTCCGCGAATTTCGTCAAGTTGGTTTGCACCATCTGGATTAAAGAAAGCCCGAATTGTGTCATCCTGACCTACTATTTCTAAAATGCCATTTAATTTTTCACTAAGTGTGCCTGTTATGACAGCTCCTGATTCTAAAGCCGTTATAGCATCCTCATATACAGATAAATTACTTAGTGCCGTTTGTCTTGGAAGACTGCCATCAGAAACCCACGCACGTGCGTCTTCCTGAAATGCTTTAGCAGTGTCTTGCTCAAAGTCCATCAGGATTGGTTGCTCGTCAGGAGCTAGTGACCTACCTAAACGTGCACCTTGTTTTCCAGAACCGCTTGGGTCTTTTCCTGGATACTGAACATAAGTCAATCCAGTTTCCTCTTGGTATTTAAAGATGTCCTCATTGCTCATCCATTCGCTTAGTTTGTTATCACTGCCGCCAGTTGCTCCTCCTCCAAATGAAGTAACTGCAACTGTACCGTCAGCATAAGGAATATATTTAGCATTTGGATATTTTGCTTTATGTTGTTCTACAAGTTCCGCAGGAATTTTAAGCGGTTTTGGTTTGTTTGCTTCGTTTTCCGCAGAAAGTTGACGAGCCATAGCATTTGCATACGCCGTAGCATCAGAATTTTGCTGTCTTTGTTGCTCAAAAGCCAAAATTTTATTAGCTTGAAGTTGATCCGCACTTGAGGTGAGGTAATTGGCTAACAAGGCTGTGGAGTTTAAATTGCCTCCACCTTTTTGGTAACTTTTATAGGCTTTTGATACAACATCAGGTGCAACGCCAGAATTTATTTGCTTCATTAACTCTGGATTGCTATTTAATAAACCAGCAATTCTTCCAGTGTTTTCTTGATTGAGTAAACGATTGTCTTCCGCTTCTTTTAAACTTTGACGGATGCGATCATTCTTACCTTTTTCAGCTTGATAGACACGCTCAAGCCCCGCCTGTTTAAAGGAGGCTAATGTGTCGTAATTAACGCCTGAAATTGCACTGTAATCGGACAGCGGTACGCCTGTTGCCATTCTTGCCATATTATTATTTTTTAATTATTTTTAAAATCAAAAGCCATCCATAATGTCGCTAAGACTATAACCTCCAAACCTGGAGCTAGATCCAGATGAAAAATTACTTCCGCGAGAAGGACTAGATGTAAATGAAGAAGTATTTGTAGAACCCCTATTTCCACCAAGTAAACCACCAAAGAAATCAAATGTGTCTTTAACGCCTGATACTGCACCCTTAAACGCATCACCAACATTTTGCCCATATGTTGGTAAATTAGACGCAAAGTTTAGACCACCCATTAGAATGTTAGCGTACGCTTCAACTTCTTGTATTTGAGAAGCAACTCTTTGAGCAGTGCTTATATCATTAGCTTCATTTGCGGTATTATACTGTTGTGTTAAGTCAGTAAGCTGTCGTTGAACTTTATCGTATTCTTGTTGTTGTTGGTAAGAATTAGTTCCTAAGCTAACTGCATCGGCAACACCAAATGGTGCAACAACATTTCCAACTCCCGTTCCGTAAGGTGAATTTCCAGTGCCAAGTAGCAATCCAGGAATATCGCCAGTAATATTTCTGGACATATTGTAACCAAGACTTCCTGCGGCTTGTGCACGATTTTCTAAACCAGTTCTAAAGTCTTCCTCTGATCTAATTGTGTTGGCAACCCTAGTAGAATCTAGTGTGCGTCCACTCATAGCGGCTATTTCAAAAGCCCTTTCAGCGGCATCTGCTTCTTCTTCGGCAGTTAGGTCACCAGCGGCTCTTCGGTATAACCTATCACTTAATGATTTTTGGTCACCAAGAATTGACATTGAAGTGGGGTCTAATCCACGAACTGCATCCGCAAAGCTGCTTCCATAATTCCCAATAAGCTCTAAGTCTGAAGCTCTTTGAACATCGCGAAGTTCATTAATTCCTACTTGTTCTCCACGATTAAGATCAATTAAACGAGCCAGTTCGTCTTGTGAGATGTCCGAGGCATACTGGTTAATTATCTCTAACAGGGCAGGGTTAGACATTCCTGCTCCTCGGTAGGCTTCTGCCCCCGATGCACCAATTAGATATTTTGCCGTCTCGTAAGCGGCATCGTACTCATCACCCAGGTTAGTACCTGTGCCTGTATTTGTATCTTCGTCCATATTTGTATCAATATTACCACCTGAGTCAACGGCGATGCCCGTTTCGGTATCTGCTTCACCATCTTCGTCAAGGTCTGCATCCCTACTAATAGTTTCATTGTGTATCTCTATTGTGCTATCAACAAAATCTTGATCAATTTCAGTGTCATTTGCATCTGCTCGTCCATTGCCAAATTCAAGAACTTCCGTTATTGTGTCACTCGCATTATTAACAAGTTCGTTACCAGCTTCACCAAGTGATGTGTCTTCAGAAATAACGTCACCTATCAATCCGTTAACAGCATCGCCAATATTGTCTAAGATGCCGTCGTTATCATTGCCACCCAAGGGGTTTGCGTCGGTTCCATAATCAAATTCATTTCCAGTTCCCTCCCCAACTGAACTTATAATACTTCCATTACCAACTGCTTCAGGTAAACCACCTAAATCTGCTATTACAGGAAACTCACCTTCACCAGGAGTTAAATCTATACCTGCAACTATATCATCTATTGCTGAATCTCTTCCTTCGCCGTCGTTTATAATAAATTCACCAGTAGAAGGATCAATAGGTGGAATTGGGTCGTAACCCAAATCACTTAAATATGGGTTAATATCTTCAATTGTTGCAGTTGTAGGATCTACGCCTACAACGTCAGCTAAATAATCTGATAAGTCTTGACCAGTTGGAGCCATAGCATCTCCAAGGTAATTTAAAATACTTCCAACGGGTATACCAGCCATTACTGCACCTAAGTAATTTAGTGCCTGTGTGGGAATTTCGCCGCCAAGATATGATTGCTGTGTAAAACCAATACGGTCACCTACACTTTCTAAAAAGTCATATGCTCCTCCAGCGGTGTCTGCCACAAAATTGGTAATTTGACTTAAAAAATTAGGATCATTCGGGTCTACTGCTTCCGTAAGAGCATTTCTAGCAAGATCTTCACTGCCCAGAAGTTCGGTTAAATAATCAAGCTCTTGTTGCTCTAATTGGGAAGTTGATGGATTAAGACCAAAGTTGATCTCTCCAATCATGTCCATATCTCCAAACAGATAATTTCTTAAGTTAAAATCTTGACCGAGGTATCCTGTGGGCAGATCTGAACCACTTAACACTGCATCCAGCCCAGTCATTCTTTCAACAAAATCAGGAACAATTCCTTCAAGCCTATCAAGTGCATCACTTGGAACAAACTCGTCTAAAAGATTATTAACAAAATGACCAACATTTGGAACATCCATTAGGTCAGTTCCAATTAAGCCTTCTAGCAAATTAACTGAAAGAGCAAAAGCATCTAAGCCTTCAAACCCGCCATCCGTCATAAAGTTGGCTAGTTCATTCGTTAAAGCATCTCTTTGAGAAAGATCAAATTCGCCCGAAGGGGATATATAATCATTGAGCAGTTGACCAAAATTTTCAGCAACTCCTTTTCCCTCGTCTGACAACAAAAATTCATTATAATTCCTGCGAGTCCCTTTAAAACGATTACGAATTTCATCTAATTTATCTTGATCGGGAACATAAGGTTCTTCTTCTTCCTCTTCAACATCAAGTTCTTCGTTTTCATTTTGGTCGTTATTTTCTGGCAAACTTTCTTCTTCTGCTAATTCTTGGTCTTGTTCTATACCAAGATCATCTAAAAACTCATTAAAATCAGCTTCGTCGTCAAAAGCATCGTCTTCATTTTGCTCATCAGGTTCTGGGTCTCCCCCGTCATCCTCAGGATAGTTACTTAAATCTATGTCTGGGTCTTCCTCTTCCTCCGAGCGAGGTTCTTCAGCCTCTTCTTGAGTTAAATCATCCCCGTATTTACCTAGTTCATCATAATTAAAATCAAGTCCGCCTTCAGCACCCCCAGGGTTTTCGTTGATTTCGTTATTTTGATCCCCAATGTCTAGGTCCAAGTCAGACCACTCCATATTGTTATTATTGAATGGGTCAAGGTCAACACTCCCCGCTCCGCCTTCCAGTTGATTTTCTCCAGTTATTTCGTCAATTATCTCCTCCAACCACACAAGACCTTCTGGAATCTCATTATCTTCCATCAGTTGCTCTTGCCAAGTATTGGGACCTAGAAGTTCACCCTCTGGCTCAAATGTTATTTCTTGGAATTCGGTGTCATCATTTTCTGAATCGTCTTCTGAATCGTCTACCTCAATGTTTTCAGGGTCAAAAGGATCACCCTCAATTTCTTGATCCTCACTGTTATCTGGTTCAATTTCAACATCCTCACCGTCTGAGTCATCGGGCAGATCGTCGTAGGGCACGATATTTTCACCCAATGAGTCATCGGGACCGCCGCTTTCTACATACGCCTGATAGCGTATTTCATCAAAGCTCCGATCATCATCTTCATCTACAAATCCATACGGGGGAGGAGTATCTTCGTCAGGAACGTCATCATATGGTTGTGATGGAATGTCGTAAGGTCTGTCTTCGTCAAATTCACCATCGTCGGAATTGTTGGAATTTTCGCCGCCATTATTTTCAAAATACTGCACATAGTCAGCATCCAAAAGAAATCCCTCAGGATCATCCGAATTATTAAAATTGTCGTAAGCACCTGTATAATATTCAGTGTCTTGTTCTTGTGAATACTGTGAATTATCGTAAGCACCTGAGTAATATGCGGTATCCTCTGAGTCTTCTAAATCGTTGTAAGCACCTGTGTAATATTCAGTGTCCTGTTCCTCAAGTGAATTAAGGTTTTCTTGGTCGGTCGGCTGATGGAGGGCTTCGTACATTGCATACCAAGAAACATAGCCGTTATACCAAGAATGCCAAGATGAACCTCCAGAATAATAATAACTCATACTTTTAAATATACTTTTTGTAAAATTCTACATCTTCACGGAAATGATCTTCTATGTAGTCTTTTATTTTACTATGCTTGTCTACCCAATTTTTAACTTGGGGTTTTTCTTTTAACCTTTGTTTTGCCCATCCACCTTCTTTAAATCGGGGGTAAACCTTTAAGGGGTTAAATCCTATTTCTTTTATCATTCTAGAGGCTTCTGATGCCCAGTTTTTAAACAAAAGAGGTTCCGCAACTTGTTCTCCCTCAAAATAAAAATAATCTTTTTGAGGTCTAAACAATATGTTGTCGTGTTTTTTTAATTCTTTTAAAGTAAATCTATGGAATTCTTCAATTGTAATTGGCTTTTTAACGCCTTTTGCTCTCCCTTTCCACACTTGATGAAAAACAAACGAGCTTAAATATCTTTCTATGGGTTCGCGAAGGAAACCGTAGTGCTTGTATTCTTTTATTTGTTTTTTAGAAATTAAATTTAACTCTGAGTAATATGGAATATCAAACCAATCATCTAAAGTATTGTGCTCCATAAAAAACATCCATCTTTGTTTGTAATCCAGGATTTTCTTCTCTTCGTCGGTTAAAATAGATTTTAATTTAATTTTCTGTTTTGCAATGTTTCTTATTGCTAGGTGCTTGGCACATTGTTTTTTAGCAGTATTAGGAATATTTTGCAATGGAAGGTAAGCATCCTCAGTTAAAGAACAAATATCATCTTTGTGTACGCCACCGCAAAAGCGAACAGAAGCTTCTAGGCTGGTGCTTCCAGTTTTAGGAACTCGCAATAATGTAAATTTATTTTTATGAGATATAATCATATTGTGTATCCAAATCTATTTTGGTGATCATTTATTGCGTTATGTAAACTGTTGGCAATGTTATCACTTAAGACATCCGACCAAGGTTTATCGGCAACTGGCTTAATGGATTTTTTAACATTGTGATTTCCAAAAATGCCAAATATTGAATTATTTTCCTTGACAAGTTTTTCAATGTTGTTAAAATTATGAGTATACCTTTCTTCCTTAAGGTATTGATACACTTTATTTATTACTTCTTTTGGATGGTTACAAAGGTCTTCGTAACGAATAAATAGAATTTTATCTGAAATTCCTGTTTGATATAAATCGTTTATTCTTTTTAAAGAAATAGCTAACGGTTTATTGTTTAAATAATAGTTAATTCTTTCTTCTAAAGTTATATTTTGTAGTTCTTTGGGGTTGTCGGGGCATTGAGGGGAAAAACGATTGCGTTGATAGTTTCTTTCAAAAGAAGCAACAATAGATCGTATGTCCCGAACCATACACAAGACTTTGGGTTCTTTTTCAAATTGGTTTATCCAATTATAATAATGCGACCATCCTCGGCACTTATCTAAAAATATAGGGCGATCTGTTAAGGTTTCACACCACCCCTTTACCATACCCTTGCATCCGTTAATAAATGATTTGTGCAAAATGCCAGAATCTATGCTAAGGGATTCTTCGGTTTGCAAATTTCTAGATGCTCCAAACAGTATATCTAAAAGAGGAGATGTACTAGATCCATAAATCCTTGGGTTTTGATGCAATATTACCTGAAGCAATTCAGATCCAGATTTGGGCAAAGAACTGTTAAATATTAATTTTTCCATGCAGAAAAAATAAAAACGGTTATTTTTCCTGTCAAATAAAAAAATTAAGCGACGCTACCTAGTGCAAGCGATTTGATTGTACCAGCATCATTAAAATACAATGTAAAAGCATCTCCGTTTTTTTGTATTGTAAACATTGATTGAGGAAGGCTTAAATCTGGTTCAGCTCCCGCTGTTGTGCCGCCATCAATTGGTGCTGTTGCAGAATCTTCAATTGTAAAAGCAACTTGATTATTTGGATGCGTTCTGATTGATCCCTTTCTGGTTATTCCAGACCACGACCCAGTTTCCATAGTGTATTGACTAGATCCATCAAGTATTTTAATGTTTTGACCAAGGGCAATTATTTCATAATCTGCATCTACGGTCAATTGCCGACCTATTGCCGTGCTACCAATTCCGCTTACATTATTGTATTGCCCAATTGCCATGCCATAACCATTGCTTACATCATTATTACCGCCTATGGCTACTGAGTCCCGTCCTCCAGATATGTTATCTTCTCCGATTGCTACGGAACCTTCTTGGCTTGCTTCATTGTCATTGCCTATTGCTATGGAAGCAATATTGTAGGCAACATTATTTGTTCCAATTGCAACTGAATCGCCACCTCTTGCTCGGTTTTTTGTGCCAAAAGCAAAAGAATTTTGCCCTGAGGCAACTTGATTAATATTGGTTCTAGTGCCTTGAACGTCCATACTGCCCGCACCTCTTCCTTCGCCAGTCTTATCTCCTCCAACATAAGCAAAGCCAGCAGGTCCCGTAGTTGCAACTTTTTCTATTAAACCTTGCAAATTTCCGTTTAGTTGAGATGTATTAACACCGCCATCAGCAACAGTAATTGCACCGCCAGATATTACCGTAGTAATATTATCTACTGACCCAGAAGCAAAAGTTGAATCTCCTACAAGAGCGTTTAAATTTGTAGACGTTACTGTTCCTCCATCTACATAAGGATTGTTTACAGATAAAATAGACATTATATTGCGGTGTTAGTGGATCTGAAGGCTTGAGCACCAGTTACTTTTAGTGATCGTATTTTGGGTCTTCCTACTATGTTATTAATATTAAATTGTATAGCGTATGCACGGCTATTACCTATTCTACCACGGATGGAAACATCTTCATTCGGCTCTAAAGGATTAGTGCCTGGTAGTCTGTGAGACAGCAATCCTAGTTCTAAATTATAATCAATGTTTTCAGTCTCCGCAAAAATTTCAAAATCAGAAGCTTTTTCTGGTGACGACTGAGTAGAAATTTCAAAAGAATTCCATTTTTTTCGGTCAATAGATTGAAGTGTAAACTTTCGGGTTGTAATTTCTGATGAAATTTGGTGTGTCGTTATTAAACCCGCAGTAGATGGATCGGCGGTAATTCTGTCTATTCCGTCAAGGCGATCATCTAATCTATGAACTCCACCAAATGCGTTTATAGCATAAACACCGCGAGTAAGCCCATCGCCAGCTACAATTAAATTTTCAAAATCAAAATTAACTTCTTCATCTACGCTGTCAATGCTTTCCCATTGCTTGTTAAGAAAATTGTAAATAATAATTTTGTTGTTAAAATTAATACCTTCTCCTATTGGAACCGCTAAATAATATTTATTATCGTGATAAACACCAACTGATTTTGACCAAGCATCTTTATTAATGTTCTGAATAGTTTTGTCTATTGGTTCGCTTAGTGGATAGTCGTTTCCACGAAGATTGTATAAATCTTGAAATGACAAACCATATACCCCGTTGTCGGAAAGAAACAATAAATTGTTGCCAACTTGAACAATGCTATTTTTAGCTACACAACCTACCTCATCGGTAATTAAAGATTGTGAGGCGGTTGCAAGTTTTGATGTCCCAGATATTAAATGAATGCTATTCCTGTTAAAAACAAGTAGTGCGTCATCTGCAAAAGAATGGAGTCCTACAATGAAATCAGCTGTTCCAGCGTTCATTCTAAATTTGCCAGGAATATCGTCAAAAGTTTGGGGATCTAGACCGTTAGACAAAATTACTTCATCTTTGATTCCTCTGTCAGTATAGGTATCTGTGGTGGACTCAACAGTGTATTCATAAGGAACGGCTAATCGTTTTCCATGATATATACCAAAAGGAGGAGCGGGCATTCTAATGTAGCCAATGCCCTTAGAGACAGGTTTGGTGTAATGATTGTTGTGACTGGTGTCATCATCAACTTCAGCAAAAAATGTAAAAGTATCTACGCTTGGAACAGTAGCTACATCAAATTCATCACCGACTGTTAAGTTGTTGCTTGATTCTGTAACAACAATTGAGTCTCCTACAAATAATCCATGACCATCAGAAGTTACTGTTACTACTCCATCTGCAATGACTGTATTAGCTCCAGCGTTTCCAAGCCTTACTGGTTGTATATAAGTTCCGCTTTCTGCCTTAACAAAATCATTTGCTGGATTTCCGTCCCATAGTAATGGAGTATCTCCAGCTCTAAACAAAATAACTTTTTCAAGTGCTTGTATTAAACTTGCTCCAAGAAGAACTTCTTCTGTTCCTGGATACGCAAGAACGGTGTTTGTTCCATCTTCTAAGTTTACTAAAACTGCTTGAGACGAAGTTGCTAAAACAATAAACTGACTAGATGTGTCGTTTGGATTTGAATAAGCACAAGAAGCTTGAATTCTAGATAATACATTATTTACTTGGGGCGGCGAACTATCATCCGTGTCAAAGGGGAGCGTTATTCCAGTTGATGAAGTTAAAATTGATCCACTAATTACCTCAATGCCTTTTCGCACTTGCCATTCACCGTTAAGATCCATACGACCATTTTGGCTGTCCGCAAGTATACCCGATTTTAATTGGTCGGGTCTATTACGATTATTAAATCCTAAAAATCCAGCGTCTAACTCATCTTGCATTTGAGAGTCAGCTTGACCGTATGTAGAAAATCGTGACATTTACTTTTTTTTCTTTTTAGGAAAACCCGCCTTCATGTTGGCGTAAGCTTTTTTGCTAACGGTTGATTTGCTTTTAGGGCGACTTGTCCCTGCTTTTTTGCGTTTATTTATATTTTTATATAGACTCATATTAACATTTCCAAGCTTTGCGTGACCAATAATTGGCTGAAAATTTATCTTTTGTTCCTTTTATTCCACCACTACGGGCACAATAAGACCGCTTGCGATCTGGTTGACTTGACTTAATAGTCATATTTGCGTCACCAAAACGAACAATTTTTTCCTTGCCATTTTGACAGGCTTTTACAACAGATTTTTTCCCCCCAGAAGAATCTCTGCGGGGTTTGTTGCAAGCCATTTTGCTTTTGTCTATTTTAGCCACGACCGCGACGCATTGGACGAGCCATCGGACGTGCCATTGGACGTGCCATTGGACGACCCATAGGGCGAGCCATAGGGCGTTTTACCGCCATTGGGCGGGGACGGCGAGCACGACTAGCCATAGCCATTCCTCGTGGTGTGTATGGGAATTTTTTTCCTCCTACATTCGGCATATTTATTTTCTCCTACTGGGTTTATTTTAATGGTTTACGGGTCATTTTCTTACCGCTACCTAAATTTCTGGGTTTAATATTATGAGAACTGCCATCACATTTTGGCATTGTGCTAGATTTTCCGCAATTACACTTTTTCATATTATTTTTTTCTTTTGTTGTGAAAATCAAAAAGAACTTTTACTTTTTCTGAAAGGGATTCAAGGTTGTAGTGCATTCGTGCTAAAACAATAATTAGTGTAATAATTCCAATAAGGACGGGCGTAATAGAAGATATGACTTGTAAAAATTCATTCATTTAACTTGGGATGAACCAAAGTAAAATCCAACAATAGCTAAGGCAGTTTGTCTTACTTCTGGCATAATTACAAAACCCTGAACGGTTTGCCATTTAACGGTCTTAAATAGCCCTAGAAAGCCGTTTGTCTCTCTAGATACACTTACTCCTACATCTGTCCACGCGAAGACAAATGGGGCTATTACAATCGCAAAGATTGTGCATACGACTAGAAACCTGCGAACTATGACCCCGCCATCGCGTTTTGCGGCGGCATCAGCCGAAGCATCCGCTGTTTGCTGAGAAGTAATCATACGCTCAAACTGACGGGCTTGATTGTCCATCTGTGTGCCGATAAGCTTCATTATAAAGCCACTAACTCCTCCTCCGAGCATTGCTAATAGTTCTGGGGTCATTTTTTGTTTTTAAGCTCTCTAATTACTTTGATTGCGGATCCCGTCATATAAAGAAAGGTTGATATACCTATGCAAAACCCAAGTACTTCATTAACAGGCGTTAGTTCAATGGTAGCTATAAATCCACCTGTTCCAATTGTTGATCTAAAAATAATGTCCTCCATTAGTCCAATGCGGGTAAATTGACAGTCCACCCATCCGTTATTAATGTTTGTGTATCTGCTAAACCCGCAGAAGTTGGGTATCCATTAGAACCGCTAAGTTCAATGATATTAGGTGTTGTAAATGATCCTGCTTTTGCCGCAAATTTATTTAAAATTTTATCTATTTCTTCAGTAGAAAGTTGGCAATTACTTGCGTAAAACCTTTCCATATTGACTCCAATGTCAAAATCAGAAGCTAGACTAAGATTGTTTTTAAATCCACGGTTCCAAGGTTCGCCCGCACCTACATGATAAAAAGTTAAACTAGGGCAAGTAGACAAATCTGGAATAGTTCCAGTTAACATAATTTTAGGATTTACTCTGCTGTAAGTATTTCCGTTGTCCTGACCATAAGCTAAATAAGCTTCAATTTGAGTATAATTACTAATGTCGTGAATGTCACCAGTAAAAGCATTTCCTTGAACCTGATATTTTTTAATGTTTGACCCTATTGCAGGAAGATTTCCAGTCAATTTATTGTCTTTTATAAAACAATTTGAACTAACTGTAATGCCTGGGGGAAACTGTCCTTCAATAGAATTGCCTTCTAAATTTAAAGTGCCGTAGGTATTATCCATTGTAGGGGTCATCCTACGATTAATTCCCGTATTTTTTAAATTGAGAGTATTTTGCGTATTTGCTATGCCATCCCACCAAAAAGTTAAATTTTCAAGGGATTTAAGAGCAGAATTAGCCGTAAAACCAAAGTTGTATGTGCTTTCTAGGGATATAGTAACTTGCTCTCCTGGAGTCAATCCAGTATAAGTGTGTCCTAAACCCGTATCTGAAGTTCCGTCACCCCAATGAACAACAACGGTTCCGCCAGCGTTCCAGCTAACAGTTTCGGTTCCACTTGCGGGAGCCGTAAATGTTAATAGCGGAATCCTAAAAGGATCGGGCGGTGAAAGAGATTCGTCTACGCTGTTTGAACCAAGTGCATCAAACCCGTGCATTGGAGACATCATTGACTCCTGCATCAAACCGCCAACAGATGTTAGCTGTTCGGTTTCCATTAGTTGGTTAGTTCAGATGCAAAAACAACTGCTGTACCACTGGCAGATAAAAACTTTGCAACACGAGCCGCTTCTACACTAAGAGTATAAGCACGAGCTACATAAAGTTTATGACCATTAGTACTTGTGGGAGTTGACCCATCAACAGTCATAAATACATCATTGCTTTGAATATCAAACGAAATAGCTTTAGTGCTACGCTCAAATGCAGAAAATTCTGCAACTGAACTTGTAGTGGGACTCAAGCGTTGTGATGTAGCACCATCAGTAGGTTTTAAGTATAAGTTACTAATATATGAGTTCATTATTATCGGGATTGTCTATTGACATAGGTTGAGATTTTTTTTCCAACGATGTTGGTGTTAGCTATTATACTAGCCTTGCCAAGCTCATCATCTAGATATTGCAAAGCTAATTGTTCTTCAATAATAGCTTTTTCATTTTGACCATCCATACGGAGAAAGTCTGCATATACACCGTGAGCTATAAAATAATAAAATTCTAATGGAATTGAATCAGCAAAAGTTATAAATGGTACTTCTTTTTTATATGTAACATATACAGAATCAGAAGATCCGCTTTGTATATTTAAAAGTGAAGCTCCTTCTCCAGTTACATAAAAATCATACTCAATGGTAGAGTTGCGACTAAATGGTTGATTTCTGTGAACACGTAAAAACTCTCCAATATTATCTTTTCCCGTTTGAGTAAAAGGAACAATACTGTTTGCACCAACTTCACGAGATTCTCCAGCTACTAAATATCGTTCCCAATAAGGATACGCATCATAAGCTTGTTTAAATCTGCGATTTGTAAAAGTTAATATATAGCCATCTTCTTCAGAGGTAAAGTCGTTGACTCCAGCTAAAGATTTTACTACATTAAATAAGGATGCGTATGTTCTTGTTTGCACTATATTTTATTTGCACTCAAATCTGAGTAGGTTTTGTTGTAGTATTTTAAAAATTCTTTAGAATGAACGTGCTCAGTGCCGTATTTTTTAATCATTCTGAAATAATCCCGTGCGGGAATTGTTGCTACGCATTTACCAAGTACTGGGTGCGTTTTACCTCGCTCTTGAGTTGCTTCCTTGCGAGCAATATCTCGGCGAGAGCTTTCAGTTGCTTGTTCTTCTTCAAAGCTATTTTTTATTTGATCCATAAAAGCACGATCAATAGCTTCTTGTGTAATTTCGTGAGGCTTGCTAATTATTTCCATAATAAAAAGGCGGGGGGGCTTTCGCCCCCCAACCAGAATTATTTAAACAGGATTAGCTTGCCCTTGGATAAGACCGTGAGCCTGTGGGTGGTAGACACCAAGTGTCAACGCACAATCCACAATACCACGCTCACCACCACCGAGGTTAGGTAGGCGAGAAGTTCCCATTGGGATCAGCTCATGCACACCATAAAACTCAGGGTTTACGAGGAAGCCAGAACCCTTGTTTTCTGTTTCGCCAAACTTAGGCATACAGACAGGGTTGCCGTTTACGATAGAAACGATACCATGATCGCTTTGGTACAGCTCAACTGACAATTTAATGTCGGCAGAACCACCATCGTAGTTCACAGTGCGAACTGAATCGCCACCAGCACCACCAAGGCGAGCAAAGTCGCTGATTGTGCGGCGTAGACCTGTGTTGGCTACAAGTGTAAGTCCGTTGCTTACTCCATTAACATCAAAGATGCTAGAAATAAGATCATTAAACTTACTTTCGTTGAACGGAATAGCAGTATCTTCAGCAATTGTGTAGATACTGTCAGCAGGTGTCTCAAAACCAGTTGGGACACCAACTTCAGCGGCAGGTGCACTGTCAATATAAGCGGCAAGACCATTCATCTTATAAGGAAGAAGATTAGTAGCTTGTTGCTTTTCATTGTCAGAACATAGAGTTTTCTCTACGTCACGCTTGAGTTCGCGAATGGCTTTAGCTTCTGCTTCAGCAATTTTAGCGGGACCGACTGAATCAACTGCTTCTTGCAGTTCTGATACCTTGTAATCGCGGCGGAACTTCTGTGTGAAGTTACCCATGCGAGCACGACCAGCGAACTGATCAGTAAAGGTAAGAACATCTTCGCCCTCGTCAATACCATCTGTGTTTGGTAAATCAAGGACATCTACTGTCCATTCGGTGTTAGTTGCGGATGCCTTCTTTTTAGAGGCACCAGAAAGAATCGGAGTTTCTTCAGGAGCAAGGATAGTCAAGACATCAGTCAAGTCCTCGCGATTGGAAACAGCCGATCCTGGATTATTTACATCATAGGTGTTTGAAAACGCCATAGTATTATACTTTCTATTATTGGATTAACGACTTAGTTGTGCAGTTCTGAGTTTGATGAAATCATTCGCCGCTCCAGTAGAACGAAACGAATTTTGAGTTGTCTGGATGTTTTTGTTCCTCCGACTGGTAGGTTTTTCACTTTTAACCGCTGTATTGCTTACGCTTTTAGGCGGATTAAGAGATTTAGATGGCTTAACCGAAGGATCAACTAACTTTCTTTCCCCAAACAAACTATTAGCCGCATGAGCCAAAAGATATGGCATTTGTGCTTTTAGTGTAGGGTCAGCATTTTTTAACGCATTTGTTAGTCGCTTGTCTTCAAGCATTGCTTTGTAACGCTGGTTAGTGTCACTTTTTTCGTCTTTTGACCAAGGAATTTCTTGTCTTATTCGCTCTACAAGTCCTTTTTGCATTTCTTGCCCTTGGGCTTGATTTCGCAAATTTTGAATTTGTTGCGGGATGTGCCGCTTTTGAGCTTTACGAGCATTCTTTAGGATATTTCTTACCTCTATTTTTGTAACGGATTTTCCGTCCATTTCGGCAACATTATCTTTTGCGGAATAATCGTCAGATTCAAAAAGAACATTTTCAGCCCATCCAATAACTTCCTTAATTTCTTTGGACTTAGCTTGGATAGCCTTCATGTTTTTTAAATCCTTATAAGGATTGTCCTTAATGTTAGACATTGATACTGGCTGTTTAGCTTTTTTTTCAAGCTTTTGTTCCAGCTGTTGGATTCTTTCTTCCGCTTGCTTACGACGAGCAGTAAGTTCTCCAAACCGTTTTACGGCTCTAGAACCCAGCTTATCAGAAAGTTCGCGAAGGTCAGCCTCCGACATATCATCTAAATCAACCTGTGAAAGAACATTAGTTGCGGATTCTTCTTCGGCGGGGGATACTGCTTGCTCCTCTGCCTCCGAAGTTTCTTTAACTTCATCTGTTGGTGAATTTTGTTCACCCAAGCGTGAACTAATAAAGTCCTCCGCTGACATATTTGAAGAATTAGGTGCAACTTCCGAAACTTGTTCGGTTGCTGGTGCTACTTCTTCTGTAATCGCTGTATTTTCAACGGAATCAGCGTTCTCCGTTATTATTTCATCTTGCATATGTTTCCACTCCTTAACGCCGAGCGAGGGCGATGGTTATATCTTATCACACCCTACAAGCTATTGCCTGATTAAGTGTTTTAAATCTTTAAATTCTGTCATTTCAAGAATTTGGTCGTAAGATAAAATGCGACCAGAAATTTGTTGAATTTTTTCGGTTGAGGATTCGTGAAGATCAGAAATACATTCATCACGAAGTGTCTCAACAAAAGACAAAAAACGAATAAATGTATCGTGTGTCTTTAGGGTATCTATATCCCTATCAATATTATCTTTTGGCATTATTTAGCACTTAGGTTACCTAGCTCTTCAGCTAATTTTTCCATTCGTGGACGTATACCTGGAATACCTTTTTCTTCGGCTTCTTCATATTCAGTGTTTCTTAAATACTCAAGAGCCGCCTCATCAAAGTCATAATCCAACATTGCCTTAACTGTTTTTGGACTATCTTCAATAGAACCACGATAGTGTTCGCTAAACAACGCATCCTTTAAGCTGTCAGGATAAGTATCAAACTCAGGGAGTAATTTTTTTAACGAATCAATGCGAACACTTACATCTTCATCCAGCATTTCTTCTGCTGTTTCTTCGGTAATAGTATCGCCTTCTTTTATTTCTGCACCGTAGCGACCAAAACCAATAGTCCAATGTTCTTCTGTTGGATCTGGCTTGTAAGCCTCTAACTTTAAGCCTTCAGCATCACGAATAATACTTTTAAATCTTTCAAGTAAAGAATCCGATGAACTTTCAGCTTCTTTTTTTGTCATCTCTTCTTCACGCCTTTTGGCATAATCAGTTTTAGTAATATTGTCTGGCATTTTATTCTTGGTTCATAGTTTGTGTATTCATTCCACCCATTGAAGATGGAGTAGTACCAATTTTTCCAATTTCAGCATTTTGTGACTGTTGTAGCTGGAAGTTGTATTGTTGCAAGTATTTTTCAAGGCGATTTTTAAACGCTTCATCGTTTTGCAATCTTTGAAGTATATCTGGTTGTTTTGCGTACTCAGTAATAGCTTGCATTGCAAACTGTGCACCATTTGTGCGAGCTGGAACTTCAATTCCAGCATAAAGTTTAGCTAAATCATCAGTAACTTCGGCACGAATATCTTCTTGTGCTTCTTTGGCTGGCATAATCATACCGTCCGCAAGCACAGGATCAATAGCATTTGCTGTTAATTCAAGCAAACGATCCATACTTAAACGACCATTGCGATCCATTTGAGACAAAGAAACAAATTGTTGTAATTTTCTTTCTTGAGTTTCTGGATCAGTGTTAAGAACGTCATAAGTAACTATAACATCATAATTTTCAGTAGCATCACCTTTTTCAATAGTCTGAGGGTCAGCACCAGTTACTTTAAAAAACACTTGGTCGGGACCAAATCTTTGAAAACACTTGTAGGCAAGCTTAAGAACTTCGGCAGAATGATTTAAAAACTTATCAACAAAAAATTGTTTTTTGCTTTGAGAAATAACTGAATCGTCCAAACCAACTAATCGGTCGGCTTGAGCCTCCAGGGTGTTTTCTATTTCAACCGATCCGCTTGGTGCAGGGGGCGAAGGTGCAAACTCAATGTCTCCCTTTCTACGATAGGGAATAAAGCGACCTGGACCATATTCCAGCGGTGCTTGACCCTTGGGGTGCATTAAGGGTGGGAGTGTAGCCCAACTATTGCGATCTATTCGTGAGTCACGCTCAATTTTAACTTGGTTTTGAATGCCGCGAAGCAAAGAAGGCAAGGTGTTTGTGTCGTAAAGACGCTTGCTGTCCTCAGAAAGTTTGGTTACTACTACTGGATAGTCCTCGTATCCATTAAGCAACTCAAAACTAGCATATGGTTGGACTTCTGAATCGTCGGACAATTCTCTGTGAAATATAGTCTCATAAATTCCTTCAGAATTATCTTCTTCGTCAATTAGACGCTGATAACCATGAACAATTTCAATTAATTCCTCGGCTTGGTATACTGAGTTAGTAAAACTTGTCTGCACGGCTTGTGATCCAATTTCGTTTCGTTCAATGCTATTTGCATTTACACCCCTGAAATGTTGAATTACATAATCTACAAAACCTTCATCCCATCCGTCGGTAACAACTTTATTTTGTAATTCTTGTGCCGTATAATAAGTACGCCAAAAGCAAAAAGGTGCTCGTTGCGGATCTGTCACGTAAGAAGGGAAAAAGAAATCTCCATCGGGAGAAAGAGTTTTAACCTGCGGAGCATCTACTTGGCGGCGGACAACAGGAAGTTCTGTGGTTCCTTTAGTTCGCAATTCGTTAATTGCCTTTTTTGCTCTTTTTTCAGTTAGTCCATCAAATGCAAGCATTAGGGCTTGCTCTACCTCTGCATCCGCATATCCAGACATAAACATATCCATTGCTTCTTGTGAATATCCAGCAATTTGTTCTACATTTAAACTTTGTATAATTCTGCGGTCTTCGCGATGCCACCCAACATGAGTAATTAAAACGCCTCGCTCTAAGAGATAATTAGCACCAAGCTCCATTTCTTGTTTAAAGCGAGGAACATATCCAGAAGACACCATCCATTTTAAAAAATTAGAAACAACCCTGGCTCTGCCCATATCATCGCTAGATACAGGAAATGCACGAATATTTGCTCGTGACAAAGAAGCTATAAATAATGACACTAATCGTGTAATTCTTTCGTCAATTACATGACTTTCCATGTCGGATGCACCTTCCCACGGGAAAGCATCTGCTCCGTGTTTACGCAAATCAGGGCTTTTACCTGCCCAAAAATTGCGTCTGTCATCATAAGAAGATCGGCACAAGTCAAAAAATGACGATAGTTCCGTTCTTGTTCTATCATAAGCGTTTCTTAAGACAGTTACGTTTGGTTTTTTGCTAACATAAGTTAGCTCCTCCGAAATAGTTTGATTATCCATACTTAGTGAGATTATTTTAACACATAAAGCAACACGTCTAAAAGAGAATCAATGTCCCTTAAGCTATTGGCAAAAAATTCTAAAAAACTACTCATCGTTTAGAAGGCATAACATGATAATACTTTGTTTCATTATTTAAATTTTCTGCCTGAATATAAAGATATTTTCCAACTAAATTTTTAGCAATGTTTAATTTTGCCTTAACTTTTACGGTAGAAACCAGTTCAGGGACTTTGACAAGCACATAGTTGGGATTAGGCATCAATCGGATAGCACGACCCCAGTAAATTACGGGAACTGGAGTCATTGAGTCAAAAACCTTTTGACCCTCCTCATTAATCCATGTGTTTTTTCCGCGACCAGTGATCATTTCTTCTTCTAGGTTTTGAAACGCAATATCCTGTGCTTT